CGCTGACGAGGTGGCCGGTGAGGACCGCTCCAACACCCGGTCGAGGACGTACCTCCCGAACAACTACACGAGGGTCAACACCAACTCGACCACCGTGATCAAGTCCGGTGCGGGCACGCTTCACGGAATCACGTTCTGCACCAAGGGTGCGACGGCCAACGTCTGGACCCTCTACGACAACACGGCCGGATCCGGGACCGTCATCGGGGTGATCGACACCACGACGGCAGTGGCCCAGCTCCCCTTCAACATCCAGTTTGGCACCGGCCTCACCATCGTCTCGGCAACCGGCACATGTGCCGATGGTTGCGTCGAGTGGTTCTGAGAGGACATATGAAGAACGCCAAGATCCTCAGCACCTCGGGGAGTGACCGGGCCACGGTCCTCTTCACCCACGACGACGGCACGACAAGCCAGGTCGAGAACCTGGGTCCGCTCCCCCTCGGGAACGAGCAGGCGTTGGCGTCCGTCCTCGAAGCCTACGAGTCGGCCTACGTCTCGGGGGTGGCTCAGGCCCTCCCGGGTGAGTCCGTGGCAGTCGGCACCGTCCTGGTCCCCGTCGTGGATGCCCCCATCGAGGCTCCGGCCCCGGTGGACGTGCCCGCCGTCGAAGCTCCTGCCGACCCCACGCCCGTCGAAGTCCCCCAGGTCTGATCCCCGATGGCTAGGCGCGTCCGAACACGTCACTACGGCGGTACTGGCCACTTCACGGGCGGGTACGCCACCAACGCGACCACACCAGCGTCATTCAAGGTCAAGACCCGCACGCTGCTAGCGTGGGTGAGGCTCACAGCACCCGTCGCCTCGGTGCTCCCCTTCTTCTCACTCGCCAGCTCCAACTACTACTTCGGCGTCACGTCTGGCGGTGCGCTCATCGCGTCGTACGCCAACGGCATCGGCTCCCAGGTAACGCCACTGACGGGCTCAGCAGTCGTCGCGCCATCTAGGTGGACGCGGGTTGCGATGGTGATCGACTCGACCGCTGCTCCTACCGTGACCGTCTCGTTCTACGCGAACGGCGTGCTAGTGCAGGCTCCCACCGTGACAGGTGGCGATCACTTCGGCACGTTCGGGACTTCCGTGTTTGTGGCCGCGTTCGCCGCAGCCACACTCCAGGCCCCGGTAGACCTGTGCGACATGCGGCTCTACGCGTCGGCACTGACCGCCACGCAAATCGCAGCGGACTACTACGACGCGGCCACCCCTGCGGGTGCCGTGGCCGTTTGGCCGTTCGACGACGGTGCCGGAACTACGGCCCGCGAGACGGTAGGCGGTACCTCTGTAGCGTTCACGGGTAGTGCGGCCTTCTCGGGTGAGAGCCCGATGATCGGCCGTGGTGTGGTGAAGAACGCAGTCGGTCAGTCCGAGAACCTCACCGGGTCTCTCTGGTCTGCCACGAGCGGCGTGACATCAGCTTATGCGGGGGCAAAGCCTACCGGCGTCGGTGCCATGACGACCCTCACGGAGAACGGGACCGGCCTGCCGTTCTTCACGCAGTCACTTCCGTACTTCGTCCGCGGTCCGGTGATCGTCTCGGGTTACGCCACGAGCGTGGCCGGGTCGGGTTGGATGGCCGTGTCTCTCGACGGCGGCGCGAACCTGGGTTGGTTCAACATCGGCGGGGGTGTTGCTGGTGCTCCGGGCGGCAGGGCCTCCGTGCAAGTGGAGGCTACAAACGTCTCTGGGGTCTATCGCTGGTCGTACTACACGACCAACCCGAACCTTCTTACTCTCCGCCTCTATGTCGTCAACGGGAACGCCGTAGTTACCCACACGCTCGGCGACGCCATCGCGATCGGCGGAGTACAGATCGAGGAGTGCTATCCAAGCCAGGCGACTCCTTCGCCGTACGTCCCGACTGGGGCGGCTCCCCTCTCGGTCTATGGGTCGAGGGAGTGGAGGCAGAACCTCGCAAAGAGCAGCGAGGACTGGTCCAGCGCCGCTTACAATGTCGGCGCAGCCATGACGGCGCTTGCAGGCCAGCCTGGAGTCCACAGCGCGACGAGCGCGACGAAGCTCACCATCACCGGGGCGGGGGCACTCAAGTACCAGACGTGTACGACTGTCCCGCCTGCGAAGGGCACCCAGTTTACGGCGAGCGTTTGGGCGTGGGGGGACGTTGGCAAGGTGGTGAGCCTTCGCGGTGCTGGGACCACCGGCGACATCGAGATGTTCAAGCTCCCTATCACCCTCACCGCGACGCCTACGCGCTACTCGGTGTCGGGGAGCTTGGCTGCTGGCGACCTGACCGGCGTCAGCGTCGGAATCGACAACCGTGTTCCGCAGGGCGGAGACGGCGTCGGGTCCGGAGTCGTCTACGTGGATGGGCTCCAGCTCGAACAGTCCAACCGCGTGGGCGACTACATCAAGACCACCGGCGCCCCGGCGAACTCGTCGGGAGCCCCCCGAAGCAAGGCGGCCTGATGTCCCCCCGTGGCACCGTCACGAACCAGATCCCGCAGTCGAACGGGCTCGTTCTCTCACCGTGGGCGTTCACCAACCTCCCGTCGAACACCCCGAATCAGGCGGACCCGCTCGGTGGGGCGAGAGCAACGGCGTTCACGGAGTCGGTAGACGCGGGTACGTCTCACATCACGTACGGCACTGCCCTATCTACTGCACTGAATCAGCGGATCATCGTCTCGGTCTACTTCAAAGCTGGGGCTCGGTCGTGCTTCGCTCTCGCCCCTGGTGCGGCAACTTGCTACGTCAACTTCGACAGCGTTGCTCTGACCGCTGGCACGGTCAGCGGCCCAGTGCTGGGGTACGGCATCGAGCAAGTCCAGGGGGCCCCCGGGTGGGTCCGCGCCTGGGTCGTGTGCAACGTCGCGTTTGCCGAAATGCGGTACTACGTCACGAGCACATCTGCCGGACTCAACTACACGGGGACTGGGGCCGTAGCGGCCACGTTCTTTGGGGCGATGGTTGAGATCGCCGTCCCTGGTCAGACGACCCCGAGCCCGTACGTGGCCTCGGGTGCAACGTCCGGCGTCGGCCCGCGAGACACGAGGCAGAACCTTCTAAGGGGCTCCGATAGTCCGAGCTTTACCTACTACTCGCCATCAACCGGCGACAGCATCGCGACTGGAATCACCGACCCCGATGGCGGCTCAACGGCCATCGCGTACACGTACGGTACGGCCACCGCGTCCTACGCCTATCTCTCGCAGACGGTTGCGGGTCTCGACGCCTCGAAGGTCTGGACCCTTTCGATGTGGTTGCGAGTCGCCAGCGGGACGAAGGCGCTCTCACTCTGCCTATCGAACCTGACGATCGCCACCGTCTACAAGGCGATCACCGTCACGACGAAGTGGCAACGATTCTCGTTCACCCTCACTGAGAAGCAGCTCGCTGCGACGGCCAGCGGCCTGGGTGTTGGGTTGGCGGGAGCCACGGCGGGTGACGTGTTCCAGATGTGCCGACTCCAACTGGAGCAGGCCAACGCCCCAGGGCCGTACGTGAAGACGACCTCGGCGCCCTACAACCCGAACGGCGCCCCTCGGTCTCTCGTCCTCTGAACTGAAAGCACCATGGCAACCAGCAAGAACGGATCCCGCACTCGGGAGGCCGGGGGAGCGGTGCGCCTTGCGTTCGCCGTCCAGGCCCCGACTGCCGGTCCCGAGAACGATCGGACCATCGAGGTCGTGGCCTGTACCTCGGGGGTCAACAACCACTCGGCTCGCGTCGATGCGGCCTCGTGGAACCTCGATCGATACGCCCTCAACCCGGTTGTTCTCTACGGCCACTCGGATGCCTCGGACCTCCTGAGCAACGTCCGGCCTGAGGACACGATGCCGATCGGCAAGGCGTCGAACGTGCGGGTCGAGGGGGACAACCTCCTGGCCTCGATCACCTTCGCCACCGAGGACATCAACCCGTTTGCCGAGAGGGTCCTCAGGGCCTTTCGAGGCGGGTACCTCAACGCCGTCTCGGTCGGGTTCCTCCCCCATTCGGTGACATACGAGGTCGTGAACGACCAGGAAATCGCGGTCCTGAGTGGCTGTGAGCTGTTCGAGATCTCGATAGTGCCACTTCCGGCTGATCCCGGGGCTGTGGCCATCCGCAACTCCCTTTCTCTTCAGACCTTCGCCTCGAAGGCACGGAGTCCCATGAAGCTCAACAAGTCAGCCGCCGAGGCGGCTCCCCCCGTCGATCCCAAGGCTGCCGAGTCGGTCCCCGAGGCCGAGAAGCCCGTGGAACAGGCCGCAACGGTCAAGTGCCCGGAGTGCGGGTTCGAGTGCGATCCCACCTTCAAGTTCTGCCCCAACTGCGGGGAGAGCATGACCGAGGACCAGGCCGACCAGGCCCCCGAGGGTGAGCCTGCCCAGGAGCAGGCGGCCCCGTGTGCCCCGGTGGACGGTGAGCCCAAGGCCAAGACGCTCCAGAGCCTCACCGGCACTCGGACTCGTACCCAGGCCCTCGGGGTCATCCAGGCGTGGCAGCTCGCAGCCCAGGAGCTTCCCCGTCTTCAGGCCCGCATCAGCGAACTCGAAGGCGCCCAGTCGGCTGACGAGCGTACCGCCCTCATCGAGAAGCTCACCGCCGATCGCAAGATCACCCCGGCGATGGTGACGTGGGCGAAGTCCACGCCGATCGAGTCCCTCAAGGCGTTCGCCGCAGTGGCGGCCCCGATCGTCGCACTGACCAACAAGGTCAACGCGGCGCAGCCCTCGACCAAGAAGCTCTACGAGGAACTCTCCTCGATGGAGCGTCACGACCTCTACGAGCAGGACCGAGCCGCCTTCGAGGCGTTGCGGGCCGACTACCAGGCCCGCTCGGGCCGCTGATCCTCTCCCCCCTAGCTTCCTTAACTCGGAGTAAACGCCAATGGCGAACACGACTCGCAGCAACCTCTTCGTCCCCCAGATCCTCCAGGACGCCATCTCGACGGGCTTCGTGGGGGCAAAGGCCCTGTTCGGCACCGACGCGGCGATCCTCAACGGGACTCTCCCCGAGGAAAAGCGCGGCGGCGACACCGTGACGATCCCGTACTTCGCGGCATTCGGCGCGTCGCAGGACACGGCGGAAGGTACGCCCCTCGTCCCGGCTCAGCTCACGATGAGCAACGAAACGGCGGCCGTGTTCCACACGGGGAACGCGATCACTCTGACCCGCTGGGCGGAAATGGCTGCGGCCTTCGCCGACCCGTACAAGGCGGCGAGTGAGATGATCCTGGAGACCATCGTTCGCCGGTGGGACCAGAGCCTCATCGACACGGCGGTCAACGCCACGGGCCTCCCGGCCTCGCAGAAGATCGACGTGTGGAACGCCACCACGCCGGTGACGATCAACTACTCGACCTTCGTCGACGCAAAGCTGGCTTTCGGTGACGAGCAGTCGGACATCGCGGCCCTCGTAGTGCACAGCAAGGTCCTCGGGGACGCGTACAAGCTCATGGACAGCTACGGCCGTCCGCTGCTCATCGAGTCCCCCTCGCAGGGTGGACTCCCGCAGTTCCTCGGAGTCCCGCTGATCGTCAGCGACCGCATGACGAAGGACGTCACGGACCCGACGCACCCCAAGTACACGAGCGTGCTCGTGAAGAAGTCCGCACTGGTCATGTGGTACAACGGCACTCCGAGCGTCGAGATCTACAAGGACGTCCTCCTGGATGCCCAGGTCTTCGCGTGGCACTCCTACGCGGCCAGCTACCGCTTCTCGGTGCTCCCGGGCTTCTCGAAGCCGGGGGTTGTAACCCTTAAGACCAATTGAACATGGCGGCCGGATCCAGCGGCGCCAGCTACACGGCGCACCTGATTCGGCAGCAGCAGGCGGCCCGGGCCAAGGCACTCGAAGAGGCCAAGGCCCCCGCCGCTGCTCCCGTCTCCCCCTCGGCCCCCGTGGTCGAGGCTCCAGCTCCCGTACGTCGCAAGGGCCACAAGTGACCATGATCGCCAGCTACAGGAGGTACCTTCTATCGGCCTCCCGGTCCGCTGGCCTCGAAGGTCTCCGTGGCGCGTCTGCTGCCCTGCTGGCCTCCCACGAGGCCCAGCCCGGCACCGCGCTCCCCTCGACGTTCCCCGCCTACGGCAAGCTCGTGGCGGCTCACTACACCTGC